GATTTTCTTTCCCGAAGCGCGAGAATTCCTGCAGCCGGAATGGGGCGACAACTTCCAGATCGCGATGGACGCCCAGCCTGAACTGGTCACCACGCCCTCGAGCGGCATCCCGGCGTTCCTGACCACCATCATCGATCCGCAGATCTTGCGCATCCGCCAGGCCAACAACAACGCGGCGCTCATCTTCGATGAAGTGAAAAAAGGCACGTGGGTCACCGAGAGCGCGATCTTCCCCGTCGTCGAGCGCGGCGGCAACGTCACCAGCTACGGCGACTTCGAAAACGGCGGCGCGACCACCGCGAACGCCAACTTCGAAACCCGCCAGCCCTATCTGTTCCAGACCGTCTGCATCTGGGGCGAGCTGCAGCTGGAGCGGGCCGGATTGGCCAAGATCTCCTGGGCCGCCGAATTGCAGGGCGCGGCCGCCGACGTGCTCGGCAAATATGAGAACCTGATCTATTTCAAGGGCGTCGCCGGCCTGCAGAACTACGGCATCCAGACCGATCCGAACCTTCAGCCCGCGATCGCGCCGGCACCGAAGGCAAACGGAGGGTTCTCCTGGCTCTCGAATGGCATTACGCCGAACGCGACGCCGAACGAAATCTTCGTGGACATCCAGACCGCGGTCAACCAGCTCATCAATCAGTCGAGCGGCAACGTCAACATCAAGAGCGAAATGGCGCTCGCGCTCTCTCCGTCACGGATGGGTGCGATCACCGCGACGAACTCGTTCGACGTCAATGTGCCGGACTTGATCGCCAAGAACTATCCAAACCTCAAGATGGTGGACGCCATCCAATACGGCGCGATCACCGCACAAAATCCCCAAGGCGTCGGTACCGGCGAGATGATGCAGATCATCGCGTTGCGCCCCGGCAACCAGGATACTGGCTGGCTTGCCTTCAACGAAAAGCTGCGCGCCCACCGCGTTGTCGCCGAAATGTCGAGCTTCAAGCAGAAGATGACGTCGGGTGCATATGGCGCAATCCTCCGCCAGTTGTTCGCCATCAGCACCATGATCGGCATCTGACCGACAGCTTCACGCTCCGGTTTGTTCTCAACGTCGCCGCCTTCGGGCGGCTTTTCTATTGGAGAATTCCACAATGTCGCTTCAAGTCGCTCCTGCCACCGGTACCGAAACCGTCACCGTTGCCTGCAAGATTCCTCAGGGCTTCGACTGCATCATCCATGAGAAGCGCGAATTCTCTCAGGTAACGAAAGGCGGCGTGGCCGTCACCGAACAGTATTTTGCGACCGAGAAGGGCTTTAGATTGAGGGGGCCGGCGCACGGTCAAACCGAAGGCCCGCGCATTCTCACCGCGGCCGGCTTCGCCATCAATCGCGGCATCGACAAGATCCTGTGGGACACCTGGCGCGACCAATACAAGGACCATCCTGCGGTCAAGGGCGGCCTGATCTATTCCCTCGGCAGTTCCGACAAAACGATTGATGCTGCCAAGGATCGGCGCGGCCTCAAGACCGGCCTCGAGCGCCTCAACCCCCACGCCATGCCGACGCTTGATCCCAATTTCAAGGTCAAGACAGCGGACGAAAACCCGTCTCAGATCGGCATGGTCGAGGACGTCGATTAACCTTCCATGAACACTCAGGGCGGCGTCGTCACATTCAACTACCCGGTGTGGGCGGTGGAATACCCCGAATTCGCTTACGTGACGCAACCGCAGGCGCAGAGCTATTTCAACCGCGCCTGCCTGCTTTGCGACAACACGCCCTGCAGCCCCATTACGGATCTGTTTCAGCGCACCGTGCTGCTGAATATGGCCACGGCGCATGTCGCGGCGCTGTTCTCCGCACAGAATGGGCAGGCCCCGCGCGGGTTCGTCGGACGCATAAACAGCGCCTCCGAAGGCTCTGTCAGTGTTCAGGCGGCCTATACCGAGCCCACAAGCGATCTGCAGGCCTACTGGAATCAGACGCCCTACGGCGCGCAATATTGGGCTGCGACGCTGAAATACCGGACCGGCTTTTACGGGCCAGCCCCGCGCGGGATCAACGGCAATCCGGGATTTGGGTTTCCGGGCGCCGTCGGCTTTCGGGGGTTCCGCTGATGGTGCTCAAAGATTTGGGTCTTGAAATCAAGATGGATACTTCGGCGCTCAAGCGAGAAATCGACGGGCTTTCATTGGAGCAAGCCCGGCATCTGATGGACGATCTCGAAAACGGAACCGCCGTTGTCATTATCGAGCACGAAAGGTCGGAAGACAATTCGCTGATCTTGTCGGCGCGACTGGCGAGCGGATATGTGGACTGATGACCGCGATCAAGGGCGGCGAGAAGCTCGCGGCTGCACTCGCTGCCATCTCGGCAAAAGCTTCGAGAGCGGCCACGCTTTCCGTCGGCTTTCTTGAAGGTGCAACCGAGCCCGACGGCACCTCAATCCCTATGATTGCCGCCATCCAGGAATTTGGCGCGCCGAAGGTCAACATCCCGCCGCGGCCGTTCTTCCGCAACATGATCTCCGCCAAAAGCGGGGACTGGCCGGAAGCTGTCGGCGATCTGCTCAAAGCCAACGATTACGACGTCGAAAAAACGCTCGGACAGGTCGGCGAAGGCATCAAGGGTCAGCTGCAGCAATCGATCATCGATACCATGGAGCCAGCGTTAAGCCCGGTCACCATCATGCTGCGCGGCATGAAATCGAACGATCAAAGCCTGGTCGTCAACCGAACTGTGGTCGAGGAAGCCCGCGCGCGCGTTGCGGCCGGCCTCACCAATTACGGCGCATCGGAAAAACCTTTAATCGACAGCGGCAACCTGCTGAACGCGGTCGATTATACCGTCGAATAATTCCAGCCAAGGACATTGCATCATGAGCGGCAACACACCTCTTTGGAGCCACACCAAGGGCGGCCTCAATTTCCCGATCACGCCGCCCAGCAATAACGGAGCGACGCCGGGCACGCTCGACAATACCAATGTCGGCGCGACCACGCCGGGCACGGTGGACGCGACCGTAATCGGCGGCAACACGCCGCCCAACACGACCGTGTCTCAGCTTCATGTCGATACCGGCACCAAGACTGCAACCGCGGTTACCGGCGCGGCGACGCTGAACAAGATGGCTGGCGTCATCACCTCGGAAGCGCTTACCACGGCCGCCGGCGCTGACTACACGCTGACCTTGACCAATTCCGATATCGCGGCTGCCGATCAGGTCATGGCCAGCGTGCAGTATGGTACCGCGACCACCGGCACGCCGGCTGTTGCGATGGTCGACCCGTCGGCGGGATCACTCAAAATCATCGTGCAGAACATCCATGCCAGCGCGGCGCTGAATGGGACCATCCTGATCAGCTTCGTGGTGTTCAAGAACTGATCCGATGAACCTGCACGCGCTGGTGGCGTCTGCGATCGGGACGGTTAATCCGTTCGTTCCGGCGAGCGTGCAGGTCAGCTCCGGCTACACCACCAACGCCGATTTTTCGCGGACGCCGAATTACACCACGCTGGCGATCAGCGCCCAGGTGCAGGCACTGACCTATCAGGACCTCACGCACCTGGACGGCCTGAACATTCAGGGTGTCCGCCGCGCGATCTATACCAACGGCTCGATCATGGGCTTGGTGCGGATCGACGCCAAGGGCGGCGACGTCGTCACCTTTGCGCCCGGCCTTCTGCCTGAAGGCGATACCTGGCTTTGCGCGCACGTGCTCGAGCAATGGTCGGACGGCGGCAACGGCGCGTCGTGGTGCAAAATCTGTATCACCTTGCAGAACGGTTCATGACATGACGAAGCGAATGGTTAAGCTGGCATTTGCGCTTGCCGGCGCGATGGCGGCTGGCGCTGCGATTGCCGCAGGGCTATCGACCGGCAACGAGTTCTCTACGGCGACACCGGGAAAGACCGTCGTCGGCTTCGTCGAGATGGTCTGGAACGCATCGCTCGGCTACGCGCAGCCTGCTTCTTCCGCCAATCCACTTCCGGTGACGCCGGGCGCACCATCGGCGGGCACTTACGTTGGGAACGTTGGCAGTTTTGATATCGCCGTTCCCGTCACGCCAACCATTCAGAATGCCTCCTATGTATCGGGCAATGCGGTTGGGGCGCTCCAGACCGTCGCGGTATTTCGTACAGTAGCGCAGCCGTCCGGCATTCTAAATAACGTGGCCTTGGCATGGAAGGGAACGGAGACAACACCGCTCACGTTCTTTGTATTCGATACCAACCCGACTGGATCCACTTGCACCGACAAATCGGCATTCAGCCTCGCTGCGGTGGATATCCCCAAACTGGCACTCCCTCCGTTCACGCTGACCGCCGCCGCTCCATCAGTCGGAACTACGACAACGTCCGTGAACTCGTCTTTTACTCCATTAAGCATCAAGAACCAGGACGGCACCGCTTCGGTCAACCTCTATGTCTGCACTGTTTCCGGCGGAACGTTTACGCCCGCCATTGGCGATCTGAATTATAAAATCAGCGTGGCGCAGGACTGATGCGACGCCGGGACTTCCTTACAGGGTCAGCGGCGCTGGCAGCTTTTGCGCGTATGCGGGAAGCGGAGGCACTGGTCGGGCCACGTCGCGCTCTCCTTGGGGGAGCGGGCAAGCCGCCGACGCCTCCGGTCACCCCGGATTTGGATTTTAGTAAGGCAACGAACTCGCAATACCTCATTCTAGGGATGATCTGATATGCCGGGCGCAGTAGGAATCAACGTCATCAAGGATGGCAACGGTACCGCAATCGTCGGCGGTGTCAGGATGTTCGACATCAGCGGCACTGGGGCCGGCCCTTGGGTGCCAATGTCGATGCTGACCGACGCATCGGGCAATCAGCTTATCGGCCAAAAGACGATGGCCCTGTCGCTGCCGGTGGCTATCGCTAGCGACCAGGGATCGGTCCCGACCACAGCCAAAAGCGTCCTGTGGAATACCGGCACCAGCAATAACGGCCTGATCGCAAGCCTGCTTACGCTTGAATCGACCGAACTGAACGCGCTGACCAATACGTCGATCGCGCTGTCGTCGGTTGGTGGTTCATCGGGACTGTTCACCAACGCCAATACGGGTGCTGCGATCTATGGCGAGATGTCGCTGACGCTCGGCGCCATCGGTTCGGCGCTTTCCGCCGGGGCGAATATCGCCGGTTGGTTCATCCGTTCGCTGGACAGCGGTTCGACCTTTGAACAAAGCAGCGCCGCGCCGCCGCGCGCGCCAGACTTCATCATTCCACTGCCGGCCACAACCATCTCGGCTGCGGCGCAGTTTGCGTCCGGTACCATTCGGCTGCCGTCCGTCCAATTCAAGGTGCTGTTGCAGAACAACACCGGGCAAACGCTTGCCGCGACATCCAACACGCTGAAGCTCGCTCCCATCGCGCAGTTGGATTGAGCCCATGGCATATTACAGTGCGCTGATCTCGGCGTGGAACGCGGGTACTGTCCCCTCCGGGGCCGCTGGCACGGCGCTGACGGGATTATCGACGGCCGCAAAATTGGCGGCCATCAATGGATGGACGATCTCGGGCACAGCCCCAGCCACGTTCTTCCTGACCGGCGCGCAGCTTATCAACTGCATCAACTATGCCGAGTTCAAGGCGCTGACCGCGACGCAGCAAGCTAACTTGCTTGCGATGTGTAATTGCCCCAGCCTGATCGGTGGAAGCGCGCAGACCGCGCAGATGGCGGCAGGCATGGTACTAGATTACTTCACCAATCATGCAGGACCGACAGTCACGACCCTGACCGCGCTGGCGCAGGCCGTGGTGCAGCCATGGTGGCAGGTATCGGTGGCCAACGGCGGCGGCGCGTTGAATGGCCCGGTTGATCAGAATGACCTCACGGCAGCGGGCGGGTTGACCTGATGTTGCGGAGCAATCTTCTCGCGTTTCCGGCGGGTATGCAGCCGGGCTTTGATCCGAGTCATGTCGCGGCGCAGGGAATTAGCACGGGCAACGGATTTTCCGGCATATCAACATCGAATGGCTTCATTAGTTTGCTGACTGGTTTGCCTGGGTCTGATGGGGGCGTTCAAACCAGAAAACTGGATGGAATCATAGGTCGGGCGAGCAATTATGTGAGTGGCGGATATTCGAATTTCGCCGGCCAATCTTCTGCCGCTCCATCGTCGAGCGGAACAATCGCGGGGGTTTTTCGAGTTAATGCACTCAGTAGCATCGGCGTCATATTTTCTTCCACAGGAGCAGGTTCTGGCGGGTATTCGTTGGGGTACAATACGACGACGGGCAATCCTTATGTTTTTGCTCAAGGTGCAGGGCAAGCTATTTCAGGACTCGCGATGGCGGCGGGAATACCCTACTTTTTGGCAGCCTCTTTTTCGCTATCCAAAACAAACTTCGTTTTGGTTAGCCTCAATAATGGTGCCACTCTGACAGATACGCAGGGTACATTTGGCACAGCAGCCGCTTCGCAGAGCGGCACCTATGAAGTCGGAGGCAACTCAAATGGCGGGCGTTCGCCAAATGCTATAATTGCCGCTCTAATGTATGCGCCGGGACCGTTGTTGTCTGGCTCACAGCTTCTCCAGTGGGCGTCCGATCCGTGGTCGTTCTGGTATCCGAAAGAAAAGGATAGTGCACCATGGGCAGCATAAGCATCTCACACTGGATCATCGTTGTTGCCGTCGTAACGCTTCTGTTTGGTCGCAACAAGGTCAGCAGGCTGATGGGCGACGTTGCCAAGGGCATCAAAGACTTCCGCCAAGGGATCTCCGACTAATCCCCGCTCCCTCAGGGACAGTCAAACAGATACAGCCCTAAATTCTAACAATCAGCGAAGCATCCAATGCCCACTGTTTCGCTGACCGATAGCGCCGTTTTCAAGGCTTTGGGCGGCTTCCTGGTCAATGTGCTTCCGCCTCAGTGCGAGGTTCTGCAGGCGCAAGATAACCGCGTCCCGGAGCCGTCGGCGGCCGACTTCGTCACTATGACGATGCTGCGCCGGCCGCGACTGGCCACCAATGTCGACACCCCGGCCGATGCCAAGTTCGCCGGCTCGATCGCCGGAACCGTGATGACGATTACGGAAGTCGTTTCCGGCATTATGAATATCGGCGCCACCGTGTTCGGCGTCGGCGTGGCGGCGAACACCACGGTGCTGGTGCAATTGACCGGATCGCCACCAGGCGGGGTCGGCACCTACACCATCTCGCCATCGCAGACCTTGGCCGGACCGGTCACGCTCTCGGCCGGTCAGATCGAGATCGAGCAATCGACGGAAGTCGTCACGCAACTGGACGTGCACGGCCCCAACAGCGCCGACAACACGCAAATCATCTCGACGCTGTTTCGGGATGGCTACGCCGTGCATCAGATGAAGGGCTCTGGCGTATCTCCGCTCTATTGCGACGAACCGCGGCAAGCGCCGTTTTTCGACGGCGAGCAACAGTATGAGCAGCGCTGGATTGTCGACGTGCATATGCAGATCGATCCCAGCATCAGCGTTCCCATCGAATTCGCCGATAGCGCCGACATCACCGTCATCAGCGTGACCGAGGCATTCCCGCCGACCTGAGCGCCATTCGCCGCGCTTCCCGCCTTCAGCTTTCGAATTTCCTTCCCCTCTTTTCCGAGGATGAAACCCTTATGTCCACGATCCCGTATTCCTATAGCGTCGTGTCGACGCCCGGCGTCGTCAGCGCGGGCGGCAGCGCGCTCAATCTCAACGGTCTGTGTCTGACCAAGAATACCCGGGTGCCGATCGGCCAGGTGCTGTCGTTTCCGACCGGAGCAGCGGTATCGTCCTTTTTCGGGCCGGCCTCGGCCGAGGCGGTGATCGCCAATGGCGGCCAGACCGCGGCGGGCAATTCCGCCGGCACCGGCTATTTTGGCGGCTACGAGGGCGCCACCGCGATCCCAGGCGCACTGCTGTTCGCCCAATACCCGGAAACCGCGGTTGCGGCCTACTTGCGCGGCGGGAATATCTCCGCTCTGACGCTGGCGCAACTGCAGGCGCTGTCGGGCTCGCTCACGGTCGTCATGGACGGCTACAGCCATGTGATCAGCAGCATCAACTTTGCCAGCGACAATAGCTTCTCTGCCGTAGCGACGGCAATTCAGGCAGCCTTCACCGACCCGACCGAAGCCAGCTTCACCGGCTCAGTCGGCGCCTCGTTCACCGCGACCGGCACCGGCACCAGCTTTGTCGTGACGTCCGTCACCGGCATCATTTCGCCGGGGGACACCGTCACCGGTACCGGCGTTCCCGCCGGCACCACGATCGTTTCAGGGCCGGCAGGCGGCGGCGCCGGCACCTATGTGACCAGTCAGGCCACCACCGCGTCGTCAGCATCCTGCACCTGCGCCAGCACCGTCCTGGACGTCACGGTCGATACCGATCATACCATCGCGGTGGGGCAGACGGTGGCAGGCGGCGTCACGGGATCTCCGGTCATCACCGCGCAGCTCACCGGAACCTCAGGACAGACCGGAACCTATCGGATCAGCGGCGCGCAGCAGAACGTCGCCAGCCAGGCGATGACCGGCGTCGCAACAGCGCCGACCGTGACCTTCGATTCGGTATCGGGCGCCTTCGTCATCACGTCGGGCGTCACCGGGGCGCCATCGACCTCGGCCTATGCCACCGGCACGCTGGCGGCTCCGCTGCTGCTCACGGCCGCCACCGGCGCGGTATTGTCCCAAGGGGCCGCCGCGGCGACGCCGGCCACCTTCATGACATCGATCATCGCCCTCACCACGAATTGGGCCAGCTACTTCACCGCCTTCGATCCCGATGGCGGTTCCGGCAACGCCCAAAAGCTCGCCTTCGCGGCTTGGACCAATACCGTGGCGCCGCGCTATGTTTACGTGTGTTGGGATACCGACATCACGCCGACGCAAAGCCTGCCGGCGACCTCGAGCCTCGGCTATCTCATCAACACCGAATTCAATTATTCCGGGACCTGTCTCATTTACGAGCCGGTCGACCTGAACCACGCTGCGTTCATTTCCGGCGCGATTGCCGCGATCAACTTCAATGCTCCTGGCGGCCGGATTACCTTTGCCTATCGGACCCAGACCGGGCTTCAAGCCGCCGTCACCGATCAGACGGTTGCCTTCAACTTGGGCGGCCAACCGCTGGTCGAGGGCAGCTTCGGCAACGGGTATAATTTCGTCGGCGGGTTCGCCGAGGCCGACGACAGTTCGGTCGATTTCCAGCGCGGCACGATATCGGGGCCGTACGACTGGCTGAATTCCTACGTGAACCAAATTTGGCTGAACAACCAGTTCGTGGTGCAGGGCCGCGCCTACATGAAGTCGGTCAATTCGTTTTCCTACACGCCGGCCGGCTATTCCAACTTCGCGGTCGCCATGCAGACCACCATTCAGGCCGGTCTCACCTTTGGTGCCTATGCGCCGGGCGTCGATCTCTCATCCTCTGAAACCCTGCAAGTGAACAACTTGGCGGGAAAAAACATCGCCAGCACGCTCGAAACGCAGGGTTGGTATTTCCAGTGTCTCGACCCCGGCGCCGCGGCGCGGGCCTCCCGGGGCTCGCCGATCATCAAGTTTTTCTACTGCGATGAAGGCGACGTGCAGGCGCTGAACATCGGCAGCGTTGCCGCTCAATAAGTCCCATTCATTCTCTGTCGTAAGGAAAACCGATCATGTCGATTACGGCAGCTGGTGCCATCATCCAACTCGCGTTTACGGTCATCTTCCCGACTCCGCAGCAGATCCAGGGCTTCGCGGAAGGCGATGTTTTCGACGCCACCAGCATCAAGCTCTCCGAGGTGCAGATGGGCGTCGACGGCCAGCAGAGCGCCGGCTTTGTGTGGACGTCCCGCCCGATCACCTTCCACTTGTTGGCAGACTCGGAGTCGAACCTCGTGTTTGACGAGGTGGCCGACCAGATGCAGGCAAACCAGACAGTCTATCCCGCCAGCGGCGAAATTACGCTCGATACCGGCGAGAAATGGACGATGATCAACGGCGCCTTCACCGATTACATGTGGGTGCCTCCCGCCAAGAAGCTGCTGATGCCGCGCGCCCACACCATCACGTTCCAAAAAGTCATCAAGTCGGCGGCGTAACCCATGCCCCGCAAGGTTGTCACCGTCACCATTACCGACGAAGGCCGCGATTTCGGCAAAGTTTACCAGCTCACCGAAGCGCCGGCGATCCAGACCGACAAATGGGGCATCCGCGCCATGCTGGCGCTGAACCGGAACGGCGCGCAAATCCCTGACGAGATTATGAAGCTCGGCCTGATCGGCGTGCTTGTGGTCGGGGTGCACAAGCTGCGCGGCGTGCTTTGGGAAGACCTCGAGCCGCTGCTTGACGAGATGATGTCCTGCGTCAAGATCGTGCCGACGCCCGACAAGCCGAACGTGGTACGGGCGCTATTTGCCGGCGACATCGAGGAAGTCTCGACATTGTCGACGCTCCGCAAGGAGGTGTTCAGCCTGCACGCGGGTTTTATTCCGCCCGCCGTCCCGTCGAAATCCCCCGACGCGGCGGCGGGCAGCGCCGCGACCTGATCGAATATCCCAACATTTCACCGGCCATCGGCGCGGTGATCTCAAGCCGCATGGCGACCATGACCGACCTGTCGACCGTGCTGTCGCTTGAGGACGTCTATCTGTTGCTCGATATCGCGGCGGTGGATGCGTATAATTCGAGGCCGCGCAAATGACCGTCGACGAATTGGTGGTCGAACTGAAGTTGGATCCTTCCAACTTCACCAAGGGTCAGCGTGAGGCTCTCGACTCGTTCAAAAAAACCGACGACGAGATGCAGAAGCGCCTCAAGGGGATTGAGGCAACCAACAAAAACGTCGGTTATTCGTTCGGGGATACCGCTCACGCTGCGGAAGGACTGTTCACGGCACTCGCCGGCGCGGGTATGGCGAAGTTCGCGGTCGATACCGTCAATTCGGTTTCCGCCACCGGCCGCATGGCGACCAATATCGGCGTCACCAGCTCGGAACTGCAAGCGCTCGGCAAGGTCATCGAGCGCAACGGTGGCAGCGCCGACAGCGCCAACGCCTCACTCAAAGGCTACGCTGACACTATCCAGAACTGGAAGATGGGAAAAGGTTCCCCGGACTTCCTGATGGGTCTCACCCAGATAGGCGGCGCCGACCTCAACGCCAGTCCGATGGAGATCATCGAGAAACTCGCGAAGTTTGCGGAAACCCACAACGCTCAAGAGGTCAACCAGACCGGCGCACGGCTGGGGATGTCGCAGGACATCATCAATTCGGTCCTCGGTGGGACCGCGAAATTCAACCGGGAATACGCGGAATCATTGAAGCTGGTTTCCAGTCCGGAACAGATGCGGAGGCTCACCGAAGCGCAGGACGCTTGGGCGCGGATCGGACAGACGTTTCGTGCCGTCGGCAATGACATTGTCTCCGATGTCGCACCAGCATTTTCGTGGTTCGACAAACTAACCTTCAGCTTCGTCACCGGGAACCGCAAGCTTGCCGATTCTCTCGGCATCATACTGGCCTCACTCACGGCGCTTAGCGCATTCAAGCCGGCTGCATGGCTGCTGAAGCTGCTTGGCCTCGGAGGAGCCTCGCGTGCCGCGGGCGCCGTGGCATCATTGCCCGGGCGAGTTATCAAAGGCGGCGGCATAGGCGGAGCCGCGCTCGGCGTCGCCGAGACCATGAAATATGATAGCCAGCACGGCAACCAGTTGCGCACATGGCTGCGCACCCAATTGGGCATCGAGGATCCCGGTGAGGCCGCTCCATGGGCCGGCGCGCTTCCGAATGGTAGCGAATCGTCGTCCGATGCGCCGGCGCCTTCGTCGGGGGGGCGCGACTCTGCCGAAGTTCGCGAAGCTCGAATTAGGGCGCTTGCGAAGACGCTTGGTATAGATCCTGACAAGGCGATGGCGGTCGCGCGAAGCGAGGGCTTTAACAATTTCTCCGGGGACAACCGCACCTCATTCAGCGATTTCCAGCTTCACGTCACGCCCGGCGGACGGGGCCATGCTGTCGGTGATCAATTCAGGGAACAGACCGGTCTCGATCCGAGCGATCCCAGGAACGAAGCCAGAGCCGATGCATTTGCCCTGCAGTGGGCTCAGAAACACGGCTGGGGCGATTTCCACGGCGCGGCTAACGGCGCGCATCTCGGCAAGTGGGACGGCATCCACATCGATTCGCTGGAAGTCACGGTCAATACCGATTCGAAAAATCCGCGCGATCACGGCCGGCTCACCGCAGACGCCTTACGCAATTCCTTCGCCAAGCAGATCGCCGACAACGCCAACAGCGGACAGACCCGGCAATGACGAGCGCATCAGGCCTGCCGGCGCTGCCTGCCGGCGTCAACGTGTTTTCCGGCGCCGTTCTATTGGTCGCGGACGCGATATCGATCGCGCCGACCAGCGTCTCCCAATGGGGGATTTTTCTAGACGGCGAGGCTGTCGTCGTCGCCGACAATGTCACCGCATTCTCTTTCAAGAAAAGCTCGCGGATTTCCAAATATCCGCAGGAACAAGGCGCTTTCGCAAGTTACAATAAAGTCGCCGTTCCGTTCGAGCCAAAGATCAAGTTCTCGACCGGCGGGTCGATCGAGGACAAGGCGAACTTCATCGCATCGGTAGATGCAATTTCGGGCGACCTCAACCTCTACACTGTCGTCACGCCTGAGGTCAGTTACGCCAGCTGCAACGTGGTCGATTACGACTACGACCGCAACCACGGCAACGCCGGGCTTTTGGAGATCGACGTGTGGCTTGAACAAGTCGTCATTGCCGGCACGTCGACCTTCAGCAACACGGCATCGCCGACCGATGCGACGCAACAGCAAGGCGGCATCGTGCAGCCCGGAAGTGCCGCGATGTTCCAGAACGATTTCGGGGCGTTCCAGTAGGACAACGCGATGCAAACCGTCCCGCTGCAGGCCGTCCCGAACCAGACGCTGCAAATCGTTCTCGCGAATCAATCGTGCGTCCTGAGTATCTATCAGGCACCAGCCGCGCTGTTCATGGATGTGTACGTCAACGACGTGCCGATTGTCCTTGGCGTCATTTGCCAAAATCTCAACCGGATCGTGCGCAGCCTTTATCTCGGCTTCGTCGGTGACTTCGTTTATCTCGACACTCAGGGAACGAGTGATCCGAATTACAGCGGGCTCGGCGCGCGGTTTCAGCTGATCTACCTGGCGGCTTCTGATTTGCCGTCTGGCGAAGGCTAACGACGATGGCATTCGTCCAGCGCGCGCTCGGCTTCACGTTTCAGACCGGCACCGGCTCATTCGGGGCGAGCGGCTTCAACACCATCCAGGTCCCGGACGGATTGTGGGCAACGGCCAAAATCAACAAGCAGGGTTCCCCGGCCTATAACGAGGCCGATATCCGGATTTTCGGGCTGTCGCAAAGCATCATGAACCAGATGTCGCGGATCGGGCTGCAACCGGCTGCCTACCGCAACAACATCGTCACGGTGACGGCAGGCGAACTTGGTGGAAGCATGCCGACAGTCTTCGTCGGCGGCATCGAAGATGCGTGGCCGGATTTTTCCAACCCGACCGAGGTCGCATTCTGCATCAAGGCCAATACCGGAAGGCTGGCGGCGATGAAACCGGCGACGCCAACGAGCTATTCCGGCAGCACCAGCGTCGTCAGCATCATGCAAAATCTGGCGGGGCAAATGGGGTACACGCTGGAAAACAATGGCGTCACCGGTCAGTTGCCGAGTCCATATTTTTCTGGGGCTCTGCGCGCGCAGGCGCTGTCCGCCGCGGAACAGGCCGGCATTTACGTCTACTTCGAGGACGACAACGGCGTCATGGCGATTGTGCCCAAGAGCGCGTCCCGCAACACGACCGCGCCGACAATCTCCCCCGCCGAAGGCATGGACGGCTATCCCGCCTACGTCGGCCCGGGCAGTATCGCGCTGAAGACTGAATATAACGATCAGATCAGAGTGCTCGGAAACGTCAACGTTCAAAACTCGATTGTTGGCAATGCCAACGGCAGCTGGCGCGTGATGCAATTGCTGCACGATCTTTCGACCATGCCCGATGGGCCGTGGTTCACCGAAATTCCGCTCGCCACCAACGTGCTGCAGAACTGACCATGGGAGTTCAATCCGACGGCTATATGGGGCAAGCCGACCCCATGACGCGGACGCACATCTTCAACGCGCTGGCGTTTTTGGTGAAGCAGGTCATGGCCGGCAACTGGACGATCACGCTCGGCCAGGTCAAAAGCGTGTCGGGCGGCGGGACCGGCGGAATGCCTGCGATTGTCGGCGTCCAGCCGATGGTCAACGAGATCGACGGCTACGGCAACCCGACGCCGCACGGCATCATCAACAACGTTCCCGCGTTTCGTCTGCAGGGCGGCGCCAGCGCATTCATCATCGACCCCGTCGTCGGCGATATCGGAATTCTCGCCTGCGCCAGCAGCGACATTTCCGCGGTCAAGAACAACCAGGCGCCGAGCAATCCGGGATCGTTTCGCACCTTTGATCCCGCCGACGGCATGTTCATCGGCGGCTTCCTCAATGCCGCGCCGACGCAATACGTCCAGATCACGGCGGACGGTATCAACATCGTCTTTCCGGGCGGGATCAGCATCAAGCTTTCCTCGATCGGCATCACGCTCGCCGTCGGCGCGCACAGCATCGTCATTTCGTCATCGGGCATCACGCTGGATGGCCTCGCATGGGACGCCCACACCCATGCCGTGACGACGGCGCCGGGCGAGACCGGACCTCCGGTCGCTTAAAACTTCACGATCAAATCCCGAAGGCGCGCGATGGCAGGCAATTCAACGCTGCTGTTGGATGCCGCCGGCTGGGATTGGACCGTCGACGCCTCCGGCAATATCGCAGTGGCCGGGGCACCCTACTCGCAGGCGCAGGACGCGGCTTCCGCAATCCGCACGTTTCTCGGCGAAGTCTATTACGACACCACGCTGGGCGTGCCCTACGCGAACATTCTGGGCAAGCCGCCGAATATCCCGCTGCTGAAGTCCTACATGGTCGCGGCCGCGCTGACCGTGCCCGGCGTGGTCTCCGCGGTGTGCTTCATCACGGCCATCACTGACCTCAGCGTTTCCGGCCAGGTCCAGATCACCAACAGCAACGGCCAGACGGCAGCGGCGGCATTCTGATGACAGCTGTTCCGCAGGTGAGCTTCGGAGCCAATGGCTTCTCGGGGCCATCGACCACGCAAGTCCTGACCGGCGTCATCGCCGACATCCAGGCCGCGTTCAACAATACGCTTAATCTATCGGTCACTGATCTCGATTCGCTGAAGACCTCGCAAGGTCAGCTGGCGACGAATATGACGGGATCGATCGTCAACGCCAACAATACGTTTTTGGTGCAAACGACGCAGACCGATCCAGCCTATGCCTTCGGCCGCTGGCAGGACGCGATCGGACGCATTTACTTCCTCGAGCGACTGCCGTCGGAGCCGACCGCACTGCAGATCGCCTGCAACGGCGCGCAGAACGTTCCGATCCCGGTCAACGCGACCATCAAAGATAATTCCGGCAATATTTATCAATGCGTCCAGGCCGGCACGATCGCGGCCGCGGGCACCATCACGCTGGCTTTTGCCTGCACCGTCCCGGGTCAGACGCCCGTTCCGCAGATCGTCGAGCCCTATCAAACGATACCAGGGTGGGACAGCGCCACGGTCGCCTCCGGCGTCGTCGGCAAGAATGTCGAAAGCCGCGCGGCGTTTGAGACCCGCCGGCAGGACAGCGTCGCCGGCAACAGCTTCGGGCCAATCGGCGCCATCATCGGCGCCGTGGCCAAAGTGCCGGGCGTGCTGGATTATTACGGCTTCAACAACAACACGTCGGGCAGCGTTACCGTCAACGGCGTCACGATCGCGGCCTACTCAATTTATATTTGCGTGTCCGGCGGAGCTCCGTCGGCGGTAGCGCAGGCGATCCTGACGAAGAAGGGCGCCGGCGCGCCGATGACCGGCAACACCACGGTCACCGCCTACGATTCCAACCCGCTCTATGTCGCGCCGGTCCCCTACACGATCATCTACGAAATCCCGACCGCACTGCAGCTGCTGTTCAAGGTTGTCATCGCGTCGGGGCCGCTGGTGCCCTCGAATGCGGCGTCACAGGTCCAGAGCGCGCTATTGGCCGCGTTCACCGGCAACGCGCTGTCGGCCAGCTTTACCGGATCCATTGCCGGCACCACGCTGACCGTCACCGCCGTGGCGTCAGGCACGCTCGCCATTGGGCAGATCGTTTCCGACCTCACAGGGAGCGTCACGGCCAATACCACGATCACGGGGCTCGGCACGGGCTCTGGAGGCACAGGAACCTACGCGGTCGGCACCTCGCAAACCGTGGCCAGCGAGGCCATGACCTCGGAAGCGGCACCTACCGCGACCGCAGTGCCAAAGGCCCGTATCAATTCCACGATCTACGGTATCCAGTACGTGCCCTCGATCGCCGCACTCGGCCCCTGGGCCGCGGTGGTCTCGATCGGCATCGGATCGGCCAATACGCCGGATGCTGTCGTGGTCGGCTACATCGCCGGCAACACGCTCACGGTCACGTCGGTCACGTCAGGCGCGCTGGTGGTCGGCGACGTCCTGTTCGATGCTTCAGGGCTGATCCCGACCGGTACCTACATCACCGTGTTCGGCTCGGGATCGGGCGGGACCGGTACCTACACCATTAACAACCCGGTCACGGCGGGGGCTGCCTTCACCGGAAGCGGGTCCGGCACCAATCTCACGGCGTCCGCGGTCACCGGTACCATTGCCGCAGGCAACATCATCGCCGGCACTGGCGTGCCCGGCGGCACCACAATCCTCTCGCAGACCTCAGGCACGCCCGGCGGCGCCGGCATCTACGTGACCAGCAATTCGACGACATCTTCTGGAGCGTCGCTGACGGCCAACGAGAGCATCACGGCGGCGTCGGCCGATCAAACGCTAGTCCAGGTCAACGCCAACCAGGAGCCGCAACTTAGCGCCGCCAATATTCTGGTGAGCACCACGTAAGGACTTTTTCTGATAGTTCGGATATGATGCAAGGCCGCCAACTCCCGGCAAGGAGTCGACGGCCTCTAACCAAAATCCGAAGGAACCGGACCATGGCTGCGAGCGATCTAGCATCGTCAGATGCTCGTTTCTATGTTTACGAACATTGGCGACCTGATCTAGATCTTTGTATTTGGGTCGGAAAAGGAACAGGTGACCGCGCCTCCCGATTTAAGCGCAACGCTGACTATAACCGCATAGCTGCGCAGCTTGGAGAATTTGGTCTGAGCATCTCGGTTCGCATAATAGCAAACAACCTACGCGAGTTAGACGCGCTGAAACTTGAATGCGAACGGATTGCATTCTGGAGAGCGTCTGCCGTTGCGCTCACCAATAGAAACGACGGAGGGCGCGGCAACCGCTCAATGTTTGTCTCCGATGAGACGCGCGAGAAGTTAAGGCTGCAAAATCTGGGCAAGAAACATTCTGCTGAAACCCGCGCAAAAATGAGCCGGTCACAAATGCTATCGGTCCGTAAGGTTAAAGGACGCTCTCCGGGTTTCGTTCATTCTGAAGACACCCGCGCAAAGATGCGTCTGGCGAAGCAGGGCCAAACACTCAGCAGAGAAGTAAAGGAAAAACTAAGACTCGCAAATCTCGGAAAGAAGGCATCCAGCGATACGCGCGCCAAGATGAGTGCCTCGCATCGGCGCAATCCGAGCCCTGGCATCGGCGCACGAAAGCCTGGACTGAAGCGGTCTCCGGAAACAAAAAAGAGAATGTCTGATGCGCAGAAACTTCGGGCGCCCATGTCAGAAGCCACCAGATCAAAACTAGCTGACGCCGCGAGAGCTGCGCCGAAACATAGAAACTCAAATGGCAAATTCCGGTCCTCCTTATCCGCAGATTAATCCTGCTGGATCGAATGGTATCGGTCTTTTTTCCATCGGAATCTCGCCCATCGGCGATATCCCGGCGTGGAATCCGTGGGTCCAGATCATCCGCCAGTATGCGAACAGCGATCGCATTGATGAGGTGATCCAGTCGTTCAACGATGCGACGGATCAGACCGAAAATCTGTCGAACCTCTATGACTTCATCTGGAACATCGGCACCGCGGTAGGCTACGGCCTGCAAGTTTGGGGCAGAATTGTAGGTGTCACCAACACCTTGAAGCTACCGGCGGGGTCAGTCACCTATCTCGGCAACCAGGAAGCCGACAGCTGGACCGGGTTTGGTCAAGGCGGCTTCTATTCCGGCGGCGGCACTTCTAACAATTTCGTCTTGTCAGACCCGGATTTCCGAACGCTTATTTTGGCGAAAGCGGCCAGCAATATCACCAGCGGCGCCATTCCCGCCGTCAATCAGATTTTGCTCACTCTGTTTCCGAACCGAGGTGCCTGCTACGTCGCCGACGGCCTCAACATGCAGCTTACCTACACCTTCAAGTTTGCGCTCAACCCAATCGAAGTCGCCATCATCGAGACTTCGGGCGTGCTTCCGAGCGGCGCTGGCGTTGTCGTCAACGTTTCCCAATTATAAGAGGCGGATCATTCCATGCTTCAATCGCAGGTCCCGCCGAAATTCCCTATTCCCTGGGGCAACAGCGCTGGCTCTGCCTATATCCGATCGATACCATCTTCGTCGCAAATAGGCGTTCAGAACGGCGCGGCGTCGCTGACAGATGGTTTTCCACCCCTCACCTTCATTGATGAGACGGCGGGTGGCGTTCCGCCGTTCGGCGCCGATTTCAACGGCATTCTGAAGCAGGTTTCGCAGTGGTGCCAATGGCAGTCCGCCGGCGGACCCGTGTTTTACGACGGCACGTTTTCGGCCAATATCGGCGGCTACCCGAACGGCGCGATGCTGCAGTCCTCTGTTGTTCCCGGGTTCATCTGGCTGTCGATCGTCGACAGCAACACCACCGATCCGGACACCGGCGGCGCCAACTGGGTGCAGTTGCCGGGACAAATTCAGACCGGAACCCCGGTACAATCCCTGATCTCGACCGTGCCCTACGGTTATGTCGCAGCGAACGCGCTGACCGTCGGCAATCCGTCGTCGAATGCGACGAACCGCGCCAATTCCGACACGCAATTCCTGTTCAATTTCCTGTGGGCGCTGCCGGCCTCAGTGTGCCCCATCTACACCAGTTCTGGCACCGCTTCGACACGAGGCGCGAGTGCCGCCGCTGATTATGCCGCCAACAAAGCCATCGCCGTGCCCAACATGAAGGGGCTAGGCCTGATGGGTGTCGACACCATGGGCGGAGCGGCGACAACGTTTCTCAGCGGCGTGCCGGTCACTTCAGGCAGTGACACCGTGCCGGGATCGATCGTCGGCGAGAACCTGCATAGCCTGCAGAACGCGGAGAACGCGACGCACTCTCATTCGATTACGGACGAGCAGCATGACCACTCGGCGGTGATCCCACAAGGTACGCAGGTCAATGCCGGCACGACAGTCTCGATGCTTCAAGGCAGCCAGGTCAATGGGGCTGGCGTGGACATTACCACCGCCTCGTCGTTCACCGGCATCACCGGCACCAACGCCCAGGGCAGCGGAACCGGACACAACACGGTCGAGCGCAACATGCTCGTCTACTGGAATCTGAAGCTCTAGCTTCGCACGAGACATCCAAATGAAATTGCCGAAGTTACTCGCAACCGCGTTATTGGCGGCCGCCTTACCGTGTGCCGCGTTGGCGCAGACGTCTCCCGGCTGGGGCTACAAATTCGTCCCGACCCCGGCGCAGTGGAATGCGGCGTTCGCCGGAAAGCAGGATTATCTCGGCGCGCCACCACTGCTGACCACCGGTGGCGTCATGACCGGTCCGTTGGTCACGGCACCGTCGACAACTGCGCTTGCGGGGTTCAATCTGCCGCCCGGCACCGCGCCGACATCGCCGAACAACGGTGATCTCTGGTCGACTGCATCCGGGCTCTTTGCCGAACTGAACGGCGCAACCGTCAATCTGACCGGCGCATCCTCCGCCAGCTTCGGCAACACCTCTCCCATCACGGTCTCCTTCCCAGGTGGCGTCGTCACCTATGCTTGCGCCACCTGTGCCGTAACCGGAAACCCGCTGTCTCAGTTCGCGGCGACGACATCGGCGCAGCTCGCGGGCGTCATCAGCAATGAGACCGGAACCGGCTTGTTGGTATTCAACAACGGCGCATCCATGTCGTCGCTGACAGTGACCACCGCGTTCACGGCGACCGGGCTTGTGACGAACGCGGACCTTGCGAACAGCACGATCTCCGGGGTCGCGTTAGGCGCCAACCTCGCAACTCTGACGTTCGGGACGCATCTCGCGTCCGGTGGGACGTCCTACAACGGCAGCACCGCCATCACGATCACGCCGGATGCCACCAATCTGAACACGGCGTCAACCATGGTGGCGCGCGATTCCAGCGGCAATTTCGCGGCGGGGACGATTACGGCGGCGTTGACTGGGCACGCTTCGCTTGATCTGGCACTGAGCAGCCTCGGCACGAACGTGCAGACCGCGCTTGGCAATGCACTGAACGGTGCCAATGGCCTGGTCGGATTTTCCGGCAATATCGGCGCCGCGAGCGGCACGTCGCTGGCGCTCGGCGGGTGCGCGATCGGCAGCAACGCGCTATGCGTTACTGGAACGCTGGCGTTTCCGAACAATTCGCTGACGCTGGCGGAATTTCCGACCATCGGCGCCAACACAGTGCTCGGCACCAATGTCGGCGGCACGCCGCTGGCGCTGACGTCGTCGCAGCTGACGACGCTCTGCAACACCTTCTCGGTCTCGCTCAATGGTTGTGTGCCTAATCCGGGCTCGGCGACCGGCAAAGTGCTGAGCGACAACGGCACATGGATCGCGGTCGGCGGGGCTGGCACGGTGACGTCGGCGCAGGTCTCGGCCGGCCCGGGAATTATCGTTTCCGGTACCTGTACGATTACGACGTCGGGGAATTGCACGGTCAGCACGAGTACGATTCCTTCGCGAGCCATCGCGATCACACAGAATCTGTCGGTGTTCTCTTCCATCCAGACACAGGGCTATGCGGCTGCTGGCGACGGCGGCGGGGCTACCTTCCTCAACGTCGGCTCCGCTAATTTCATCGATAGCCAGGTCACGGGATCGACGATCACCGTGGGCTCTGGCTGTACCAATGGCACGTACTACGGTGTGCGCCTGACCGGCGGACACGGCCAGAATCTTATTGCTGTGGTCACTGTTGCCAGCGGTGCCGTTAGCGCTGTCAACTACACCTATTCGCCGGGAAACGCGTACAGCGTTACCGACGTGCTGGCGATCCCAAGCGCGACCATCACCTGCTCGAACGCATCAATCACGGTGACCTCGGTTAGTACGCCGCTCGGAAGCTTTTCGGACAGCGCGGGCAATCACTGGCAGATCGTCAACAACGGCATCGTCTACGCATCACAGTTCGGCGCGTTTCCCAGCGTGGCGGATGATTTCACCAACCTGCAAGCGGGATTGTTCTTTACCAATTACACGACGAACAATTCCATTGGCGGCGGCGGTTACTGGGGCGGTCGGTTTTTTCTATCGAATGGGGCCTATGCGATCTGCGGGTCGAGCGGCGCTCTGTCGCTGGAGGTGCCGCAGGGCGTCATATTCGAAATGGCCTCCAATCAGGCGGCGTCGATCAATACCTGTTCGGGGTGGAATGCGAGCGTCCCTGTCGTAGTTCTGTGCGACCCGAATTGGCAGTTCACTTGCTTTGGGGCCATGACGCTGCATTTCTCGGTGTATGTTCCAAGAACAGCGTCGCCGGCCAGTAATGTCCCGGTAATCTACTCGAACAACACGCAAGACTTCGGCGGCGTCTACGACACCTACATCTACGGCGGACTTCGCCAGTGCCTTGCTTATGAGAAGGGATATGGCGGTGCTTCGACTTTCACGCTTGATCACCTCTCGTGCAGCACCGACAGCAACTCCGTGCAGGTCAGGATTGGCAGCAGCACGAGTGCCATCAACGTAGGCAGCACTGCCGTTAGGTTCATCGCGCCGGTCCTAGGTGGCTCATCGAGTGGCGGCACCTATCAAGCTGCCTCCGGCATCATCATCTACGGTGGATATGTTCAGATCGAGAGCGGTCATGCCGAGCAGATGCCCACTGGCATTGAAGTGAACAACTCAGCCGCGATCGCCAACGGCATGGTTTGGATCAAGAACTTCAATGCGGGATCCAGTGCTCCCGCTCCAACATGTACCGGCGTGATCCAACTCGACGGCAGCAACACACCAGGCAACACCGTCATCGAAATGACCCCGGCATCGGGAAGCTGCACGAACACGATCAGTAATGGACAAAGCGGCGGTACCAGCTTCACGGGGAACGCCGTCAAGCCGATCACTTGTGTCTCGGGAGCGTGCTCATGATCTTACTCGCTACGATTTGGCTTATCCTGATCCAACCTAATCCGGGAGCCAGTGCGCCCGAATTGAAAGGCGAATACGCGCGCGAGTTTTCAGCAGAACAGGTGGATTTCGCAAATCAGGACGATTGCGAGACCTATGCCAAGATGCATCTCGGCGATCTGCTCACCAGAAAGAAGAAGTCGGGCAAGCCCGTGATTTTTCCGCCTGACGCACTGCCGACCTATACCTGCGTCTCGATCGAGCGCTGATCGGGGACCAGCTTCCCATACATCTCTGGACCAGCTTCCTGCCGCGCAGCAAGTCTGTTTCCAAGCCGTATGAATGGCTTCTCGATATAGCGCCAGGTAAGTTGTGAGATCAGGCAACAGGCCAGAATCGAGCCGAAGCGCCATGGTTCACTTAGCCAACCCGGCAATGCCAACCGAGGGCTCGCGCTCAGCCAGTACGACCAGAAAAACACAAGGTAATGGAGCAGATAGATCGAGTATGAGGCATTGCCCGCAGCGATCAGCCATCGGAACGGCCGAGACTGCCACGGCGCTTGCATATTGATCATGCCGAAAAGGACGAGCCAGAGGCAAATGGTGGGCGCAAAAGCAAATTCATGGGATCGCGTGAACCAGAGCGCGGTCGCGCCAAAAGCAATACTCGAAAGCGAGAGCCATCGCCCGGGTTGCCAGCGGCGGCCGATGATATAGGCGATCACCCCGCTCAGAAAATCTGCCTGCTGGGTGGATGCCAGGTGGAAACTCCAAGGATTGTCGTAATGCAGTCCGATATAGGCGAGCACCGCGAGCATCCCGGCTAATCCAATAGGGCCCGCGACCGGTATCGCGATCGCGGCAAGCGCGTAGAAAATAACTTCGCGCTCAAGGGTCCAACTGAAGTCATAGGTTGGGGGTCCCTGCTGCGGCAGTAGGGTTGCTGAATAGAGAAAATGCAAGATCGACTGCGGCTCGTATTTCCCGAATGGGATCATGACGGCAACGATCGCCAAGACGCTCCAGTACATCGGATATAGCCGAAAAGCCCGCTTGATTACGAAACCTCTCAAGGAAAAGGACTTTTTCTCCACCACGAGGCAGATGACGTAGCCCGAGATGGCGAAAAAGAAATTGACCCCGAGGAATCCCCAGTCTCGCAAAAGCGGAATCGGGTGGCTTGCCGCTTCCGAGAAACCGCGCTGCGAAATGTAAGAGTGAAAATAGGCGACGCTCAGCGCAGCCACCGCGCGCGCGACCTGAAGCCCTTCGTTTTTTGAACCATTCATTGAGCGCTTGCTACCACGCTCAACCCCACCGCGAACAGCCCTAAAACCGGAGAAATCCCCATGTCTGATCCAACCGCACCCGCGGGCGCTCCCGCTATGCCCGCGCCTGCCGGCGATGCCGTAATGGACGCCGCGTCCATTGCCCAGGTCACGGCGGCCGGGTTGCCGATCTCCTTGGCCTCGATCGAGGAAATCATCCGCGAGGAGGATTCCAGCGAGGGCTATTTCAAGGCGCATTACCAGCGCCCGGAATGGCCGGGCGGCGCCTCCGGTGTGACCATCCTGCTGGGCTACGATCTCGGCTACGCCACGCATGCCAAGGTCGACGCCGATCTGAAGGGCAAGATCCCGGATGCGATGCTGGCGGCGTGCCAAGCCTGCGTCGGCATTCGCGGCACCGCGGCGCATGACGCCATGCTGCGGGTGCGGTCTGAGATCGACCTGCCGTGGTCGGTTGCGCTGGACGTGTTCCTGCATGACGATATGCCGCAATGGATCGCCACGGTCCGTAAGCTGCTGCCCAACACCGAATTGCTGAAGCCGGACTGCCTCGGGGCCTTGGTCTCGCTGGCCTACAATCGCGGCGCATCGTTCGATGCCGGTGGTGACCGGTTCCGCGAAATGCGGGCGATCAAGGCCGACATGGCGGCCAAAAACTTCAGCGACATCCCGAACCAGTTCAAGAGCATGGCGCGGCTCTGGCCGCCGTCGAATGGTGTCCACGGCCGGCGCTTCCGCGAGGCGGCGCTGTTCGAGCGGGGACTGGCGGCATAATGACCGCCCGCACGCTGCAGCATGAACTTTCTCCGTTCATCGGCAAGCAGCTGATCGACAGTGCCGACGCGATCGAGGCCATCGCGGCCAAGCACGGCTTTTCCGTCAACGTCATCGACCCGGAATTCAACACCGGATCGATCGACAACGAACGCGACCGCCTCAACGTGCGGACAGGCGCGGATTCCATCATAACCTCGTTCACGATCGGATAGGCCATGAACCCGTTTTCTGAATTTCTGCTTAGAGCAGCCAACGTTCCCGACCAGGACATTACCGACCTTGAAAAGGCACAGCCCGAACTGGCGCGGCTGTTCAAGGCCGCCAAGCAACTTGAGCCTGCCATTCGCAAGGCCACGCCGCTGATCGAGCAACTGTGGCCTGTCCTTGTCGAGGGTGCCCCGATCGTCAAGGCCGCCTATCCGGATTTCGTGGCGGCGCTGGGCACGATGCAGGAATGGCTCGCCTTCGCCACCAGCCGGGACGGCTAGCGGCCATTCTGCAAATGATCCCGACCGATGCGCTGATCGCCAGCTATTGCAACGCGATCTATTCGCCGACGGCTGTGATCGGCGATTGGGACCGCTTCGACGCCGGCCTTGATGACGGGGTCTGCCTCGCGGTGAAAAAACTGCCGGGCTTCGATCTCGTCGTGTTCCGCGGATCGATTACGGCACAGGACTGGATTGCCGATTTCAACGCGCTGCCAATCCCCTCGCGCATCGGCCACGTTCACGCCGGGTTCTTTGCCGGCATGGAGCAGGCCTGGGCCGAGCTGCGGCCGCTGCTGATGCAGCCGGTCATCGTATCAGGCCATTCGCTGGGCGCTGCGCGCGCGGCGGTGCTGTGCGCGCTGATGGTCAAGGACGGTGCGGCGCCGGCGGCCCGCGTGGTGTTCGGCGAACCGAAGCCGGGGCTGATCGATCTTGCCACGCTGATCAAGGACGTCCCGGCGCGCAGCTATCGCAACGGCGACACGCTGCACCATGACCTCGTTACCGACGTGCCGTTCAGCCTGCCGCCGTTCGAATATGTGCACCCGACACCGATTGTGCCGGTGTGCGCCGAACCGACAGGCGATCTGTTCCAGCGCTACGGCGCCTTCGCCTACCACCACATGCCGCTTTACCAGGCCGCGCTTGCGGCTCTCCCAGCTCCCATTTCCGTTTAACAAGGAGAACTATCGTGCTGAACAAATTGAATGAACTGTTGAAGGGTGGCGTCGATCCGAAATGGATCGTTGTCTTGGCGTGGCTTGTTGGCGTGCAGAAAGCCATC